AATAAAGAACTAAAATATTATTTTGATTTTTACGGTGGCACCTATGGAAGTTTAAACAGAGACTTTTTGGTATCGTTATTTTTAACACATCAAAGTATTGGGCATGTGGATTATCTGGGTGGATTTACGAATAACACTGGCAAATTCGACGGGTATCTAGAACAGTTGACCAACTTTTGTGATCGCAACGCTTGTGATCAACTAGTAGAAAATAAAAAACTTCTTCAATTTGCTTCTAGAAAGAATATAGATAAAATGCAACTGGTTAAAAATGTTGCATATAACAGCAATGTGCATTCAGTAAGTGCCTGTCAGATAATTAGAGAAACAATGGATAATCAAAATTTCTCTATTCTAACTGAAAAAACTCTCAAGGGGTTTTTAAATTTACAATTTATAATCCCTCTGGGTTTCCAATCAATAAGACATCTGGAAAATTTGGGACTTCTATTTGATCATGATTTGATTGATTACAGTTATCAGGAAGAGCCGAATTTTTACAAACGTGCACAACTTGTAAGTGAACAAGTTGGCAAATTAAAACAACGGTATAGTTTAAAAGATTTAGAACAGCTAATACTTGATCGAAAAGAGATCTTAATGCATAATTATGATTATATCGTCTCCGGTAAATTGTTTGAAAAAATTTATCATAATGTGCAAAACTTATTAAATGACTAAAGAATATTCTTCAGAACTGCAAAAATTATTTTTGGAAATGATGCTGCAGGATGCGCAGAGCTATGTACGTGTGCAGAATATCTACAATCCAGAAAATTTTGATCGTAGTCTTAGAGAAGCTGCTAGATTCGTTAAACAGCATGCTCAAGAACACAAAGTTCTGCCCACACTGGCGCAGACACAGGCTGTTACTGGTATTGACTTCAAACATGTTCCGGACTTAACTGAGGACCATTACAGTTGGTTTTTAACTGAATTTGAAAGTTTTACCAAACGTCAGGAGTTAGAGCGAGCAATTCTCAAAGCCGCCGACATGTTGGAAAAGGGCGAATATGATCCTGTTGAGAAACTTATCAAAGACGCAGTGCAGATCAGTCTGACCAAGGACATGGGAACAGACTATTTTGACGATCCCAGAACTCGACTCATGGCCATCAAGAGCAACAATGGGCAAGTATCGACTGGGTGGCCTACTTTGGACAAGCGATTGTTTGGTGGCATGAATCGCGGCGAGCTCAATATTTTTGCTGGTGGATCCGGCAGTGGCAAGAGTTTGTTCATGCAGAACATTGCCATCAACTGGGCCACTGCTGGGCTAAATGGCGTTTACCTGAGTCTGGAACTTAGCGAAGGCCTGTGCGCCATGCGTATGGATAGCATGGTGGCCAATGTCAGTACCAAAGAGGTGTTTAAAGAACTAGACACTGTGGAAATGAAGATCAAGATGGTGGGCAAGAAAAGTGGTGCTCTACGCATCAAATACATGCCAGCACAGAGCAATGTCAATCAGATACGCAGTTATTTGAAAGAACTACAGATACAGACTGGTATGAAGTTGGATTTTATCATGGTGGATTACTTGGATCTGGTGATGCCAGTCAGTGCCAAAGTCAGCCCTAATGATCTGTTTGTCAAGGACAAATATGTATCAGAAGAACTACGCAATCTGGCCCGAGAACTCAACATTCTCATGATCACTGCCAGTCAGTTGAATCGTGGAGCAGTGGAAGAAATTGAATTTGACCACAGTCATATCGCTGGCGGCTTAAGCAAAATTAACACAGCAGATAATGTGTTTGGTATTTTTACTAGCCGAGCCATGCGTGAGCGCGGGCGTTATCAATTGCAACTGATGAAGACTCGCAGCAGCAGTGGGGTGGGTACCAAAGTGGATTTGGAATACGATCTTGAGACCCTGCGCATTACTGATGCGGGCGAAGACGCTCAGGAAAATGGCACAAGACCTTCTGGTAGTAGCATCCTAAGTCAAATTAAAACTGGCAGCACGCTCACCAATCGAGACGAACCAGCAAAAGTTTCTGCCACAGTTGACAGCAGTAAGTTAAAAAGTATGTTGGCTGGACTAAAACGTGCAGATTGAAATTCATTTACGATAATAAATAAATTAAATTGGATTGAAATCTTGCAAAAACGTACACGTGGCATCCTAACAGAACTAGACGAACTATTGATACATCGTGATCGAGAGCGACTGATCGAATCTCGCGCCAATAACATCATCAACGGTGCTATCAATTTTATCAATTTGCTCCGAGAGAGTTATGATGCAGAAACTGCAGATGCTCTGGAACGCAGATTGTTGAACGCCATACGTGGTCAGGATCCAGCTAAATTTGCCCGAGGCATAAGGAAACTCAAAGATGAAAGTTAAAGAAATCCTGTCAGAGGAAGGGTTCATGAGTGGGCTTGCTCAGGGGTTGGCGCCCAACGTTTCTGCAGCATATCAGAAAGCCCGAGACACTGCTAAAATTACTCAAGGCCCCGCCAGTCTTGATGCAGACGGCTACATGAAAATTAACGACCCCAAATTAGCAGCACAGTATGCAAAAGAAGGGCCGTTGGTTCAGACCATGAAACAACGTGCGGTGATGAAAAATGGCATATCTGTGGATGAAATTGATAAGCTGGTGGCCCAATCGGGAAAATACCCCGATGCAAAACAACGCCAAGCGGTAGTCAACCGATTTGTGGGCCTTCTACAGCAACAGAATGTCAATGTCACTGATCGCACACTGGGCGGAACTTCCGGAGGCATGACCAAACAACAGTTTACGCAGTCTGGTTCCAGCACTGCACCTGCACCTGCCGCCGCTGCACAAACAGCACCTGCGCCCACCGCAACCACGCAAACAGCGCCTGCAGCATCAGCCACAAATGTTGGTGCATCAATGGCCGCCAAAATGTCTGCAGCATCTAGACCACAGTCAACCACACCCGCAGCAGCAACTACGTCTACCACAGCAAACACAGGTATAAAAAGTGCAATTGGTGGTCTGCGCACCAGAGACCTGTTAAGTGTCAAGAAAAATATTGATGCTATCTTGGCATCACGAACAAAAACCCCCACCACTTGATGGATTCCATTGTATGAAGATAACCGAAATCGAACGCCCCAGAAATAAAAATCAATACCTTTATGAAGGGTTGAATAAATCTGCTCAGAGATCCATGATGCTCTGGGAATACGCCGGCAGCTCCCTGATGGCGGCACAGTTGACTGCAGATCAGATCAATCAGATATTCCAACAAGTACAAAACGACAAATCCAATCGCACTGCCATTGGTCGCGCTGTGGATGTTCCCAAGGCTGTTTTCGCTGCATACGATGACCTCAAGCAGCGGGCCTTGAATAGCAATATCATGAAAAACTTTGATGCCATCTACGATCAAGCCGCAGAAAAACTCAAACAGGCCACTGGTGGTGATCAGGGTGCCATGCAGTATGTGCAAAAATATCGTGACTTTGCCAAAAAGCACCCCATAGCACAGGGACTCATCTATTCGGCACTGATTGCTGCAGCAGGTATCAGTGGCGCAGGGCTGGGCGGAGCCGCTGCGTTGGGCTTGTTTAAAATGGTAGACAAACTACTGCAGGGAGAAAAATTTAGTCGGGCAGCCGTTGCAGGTGCCGAAACCGGCGCCATGGCCTATGCCGCAGGGCAAATTGGCAAGGCCATGCAAGGACATTCTGCCGCTGCTGGACAACCTGCTCCTGCACAGGGGCATTCTGCTGCACAAGTGCAAACTGCTCCTGCAGCAGGAGACCCCGTTCAAATTATACAGCAAACTGTTACCACCCCTGCTGGCGAGGCCCTGGGCAATCTTGGTCGTGGGGTTACTGCCAGCATGAGAAACTACATTGCCAGCAAATATTCTCCTGAAAATGTATTTTTTCAAAATGATGGAGGCACCCTATACATACTTGACAAACTCACTAGACAGCCAATTGAGTCATTGGCATTATTTCAACAGTTGGGAGAAAGTTATCAATTTACAGAAAGCAACATGGTATTGTTGTGTTTGAAATTAGAAAAACAACAAATGTTGAAAGAAGGTATACTAGATGGACTTAAAGGTGCTGCGGGAGCAGTTGAAAAAGGACTGGGTGCCGTCGGCTCGGGGTTGGGAAAAGTTGGTCGTGCATTCACAGCCAAAGTTTCCAGTGATAGACTAATGCAGGCCTGGCGCGCAGCTGGGAAGCCCACAGATTCCGTGGCTATTGCCGATATTCTGAGAAAAGAGGGGGTCGGCGAAGAAGTTATCCAGACCGTTTTTCAATCTAACAATATTCCGTACGCAGCACCCGCAGCAACGCCCGCAGTAGCAACGCCCGCAGTAGCAACGCCCGCAGTAGCAACGCCTGCAGCAACGCCTGCAGCAGCACCAGCAGAAGCACCAGCAGCGTCGCCTGCACCCACGCCTGCAGCAGCACCTTCAACAACGGCAACAATGCAAGTGGGGCAAATTAACAAAATTTTACCAACCTTAAAAACCAGAGACTTACAGAGCCTTAAAAAATTTGTTGACACTGTGCTAGCAAAGAAGGGTGGCACCACTGTGTCCGCACCTGCGCCTGCGATGACACCAGCACCATCTACTTCAGCACCATCCTCCGCAGCACAGTCAGCAGAGCCGTCAATGAGTGACCTCTTACGTCAACGTCGAGCACAAGGATTGCCAGAATCAAAAGCTCAGAAAAAAATAATCAGGCATAAATAATTACAAGCGCGAAAGCGTAACAAAATTAGGAGAAATAAAATGGCATCATTCACAAGAGTAAACGGCTATGCAGCACCAGGAGAATTTATCGGACGTGACGTTAAGTTCGTCAAGTGCGCAGCAACAGGTTTGGAAACAGCATACGACGCAGCAGACAGCAACTTCGAAAAGGTTGTTCGCGTTCTACAAAAGTTCTGCACAGTCACCATCGTTGGCACACCAGCTTCAGGCAACTGCATGTTCATGGTAGAAGGGTTGCCATCAGGTTCAGTTACTGACGTCACCGGTACATCAGCAGCTATCGCCACAGTGCTAGCAACTGACGCTGACGCGGCCAGTGGTTTGACCACAACCTGGACCATCTACAACGGTCTAAGTGGCAACACATTCGCTTAATAGTTAGCCAACCCCAAAAAGCACGGCCCAGCCGTGCTTTTTTTATGATCACAAAAAAACGATAAATAAGTTTACCATGCATTTTGAAGACCAACGAATACACCGCCATCGAGTTTATACTCTGATAGACATTACCAAAACTGGAGTCACATCCAACAACCCAGAATACGAGCGCATGCGCAACAAGCAACGCAACTGGGAAACTGTGATACAAATGCTCAGCATGCGAACACAGTTATTGGGTGTGAGGATTCTCAAGACAGAAAAGTCAGATGTCAAGAATTTCGAGTTTGGCGAAGATTACAAAGGCAAACACAGAATTTGGGCGTTTGAGTTTGACGTTGAGTACGCTGACTTGTATCTGAAATCTGATGATGATTACGGGGTGTTAAAAAGTGATTTTGCACAGACTCCGGTAATAACAGGGCTGGACGAAACTATTGCCCTGCCCCTGGCATTGTTTTATACCACGGGCCCTGGTAAAAACATATACTTTACTAGCGCCAGCCTGATATAAATAATTGTGATGCTCGGGCATTCATCAAGGCACATATCAAGGCACAACTCTGGCACATCTGAAGGCATCGCTTGTAACTGAAAGCGATATTATGTCAACCACTACTGAGATTGAAAAACAAAATCTAGAAGCCCACGTTGAACTTTGTGCTGAAAGGTACAAGAACTTGGAAACCAAACTAGAAAATCTTGAGTCACGTATGGATAAACTTGAGTCGCATATTGTTGACATCAAAGACGCGGTCACTGGCAAGCTCAACGACCAGAATAAACAGACCATAAGCATATTTGTATCAATTGGCGGGGCTATTCTGGCGGCATTCCTTGGATTTGTCTGTAACAGTATCTTAAATAAATAGCAATAAAAACTAAAAGTTACAATATTAAAACTGTTACAATATGAAAATTGTAGAACTAACCACCAAGATCCTGATGCCCATCACCAATGAAGAGAGTCAACTACTCGATCGCTTCAGTGATGGCGATGTCCTATCAAAAAACCAACTCAACGAAAGAGAACAGTTATTGGCCAATCAGTTGACTGTTCGAGACGTTCTATTACGTACCAATGAAAACGGCAAAATCTACTACAGAAAACGCATCTGAAGAATTTGAACTGGAAAAAATTCGCAGATTTACCGAAACCGAGTTAGCCAAACTCAGTCACAGCGATCTGCCATTTTGCTATCAGATTGGCACTGATGTGTTGGTGGGCAAAAGTCGAGTAATCAAAATTGACACAGACTGCTGGCGTGTTTTTGTGCAGGGCCAACAAATTTTTGATTTTTTCCATCGCAAAGATGCCATCTTTTATTGTATTGCGGTACACCAGAAACAAAATGCTGTGGCCAACGAAATAATAAAAAATGATCAGGCATTGTCCACTCTGGAATTCGAAGCGGCATTGTATCGACACAGATATCGTCGCGCTGCCGAGATTTCGGATACCTGGGCCAGGGAGTATTACAGTAATAAATATAATGAAGTAACTCTCCGAATAAACTACACCAAAAAAGAACTGAAAAAAAACTTTGATTTGGCTAAATATACTAAATTGTAATTGGAACCATCACCATGAGACTAACAGAAGTTGCAAAAACCACAAGTAAAAGAATCAACAAGTTGATGGAAAGTCGTTTCGGCTTTGCCATTGATTTCCGTAAGCTCACCGTTGAGCGTGCTGAGAAACTCAGTGAGACCATTGATAACAATTTGAACAAAATTCGTTACAGTGTGGACATTCACACTGCAGAACGCAATCCACGCTATATGGAATTACTGACTGTTCGAGAAAGTCTGGCCGCCTGGTTAAGTGAACAACGCACACAACTCAACGAGGGTGAGGTCGGCAATGCCGAGGTTCTGTTGGCTGCCAAAGACATGGTGGATTCAATTCAAGACGCCATTGAAAAAGTTGGCAAGATGCAGAATGAGCAACTGCCACAGCTACTGGACAGTATTCGTGACCAGATTGGTTCAGAGCAGGCTGAAGGATTCAAGAATGCAGTGGGTGAAACATTGTCAACACTTATGCAGAATTTGCAAACTGCTCGTGAGGGAGTTGATACTGGTGTTAGAATTCTCAGCGGAGAAGCAGTGGATCAGCCCATGGCCATGCCAGCCACTGGTGATCAGACTGGCATGGATGCCAGTATGACTCCACCAGCGCCCGAGAGTGATCTGGATTCTGATGAAACCGACGGATTTGGGGCAACCGACGCTGCTGTGGGTGGTGCTGAGGAATTGGGCAGAGAACGTCGTTAATATGCGACTCAGAGAATTTGATAACTCTGAATCTGACCCGTCAGTGGCCAGTCTGGTGACGGCTCTGGAGTTGATCCGAAATCGATATCAGCATGAGAATAAACCACCAAAAATCAGCACACAGAGTCTGATAAATCTTGTCATAAACACTGACAAAAACTTTAATTACGACGCACTGGTTTCCGCCAACGAACACAGCGACACAGTTCGAAATCTAATCAAGAGTTTTAATCGTAAATATGTGGAATTGACGACAGATGCTGAATCCGATGCCCCTACTACAAATGTGGGTGATCAGGCGACAACAGGCCCAGTTGACACCGTCGCCAGCATGGCCAAACGAGCCGCCAAAGAGCGTGGTGCCTCTATATAATTTGGTATCTTGGTACTAGATTATAAATAATTTTTAGTGTACATTCTATTATCGAGGGATATTTATGGCCTATTCAGACAAGGTAATTGATCATTATGAGAATCCCAGAAATGTGGGAAGTTTTGACAAAGACGACGCCAATGTGGGAACAGGCATGGTGGGAGCCCCGGCTTGTGGCGATGTTATGAAATTACAGATAAAAGTCAATGATACGGGCATTATTGAAGATGCGAAATTTAAAACCTACGGTTGCGGATCAGCCATTGCAAGTTCATCACTCGTAACAGAATGGCTCAAGGGCAAGACTCTGGATCAAGCAGCCACTATCAAAAATACTGAAATTGCCGAACACCTGGCACTGCCCCCAGTTAAAATACATTGCTCGATCCTTGCTGAAGATGCTATCCAGGCTGCTATAGATGACTACAGAAAAAAACACAGTTGACAGTCCCTGCATTGGTGTTTGCCAGTACAATGAGCACCGCATCTGTGTAGGCTGCAAACGAACTTACCGAGAAGTTGGCTTGTGGAATGAGTTCACTGATGAACAAAAACAATCTGTTTTAGATAGGATATTCGATGATAACGTTAACTGAAACAGCCGTTGCCAAAGTCAGAGAAATGCTAGCTAAACGCGGACGGGGTATAGGTATCATGATCGGAGTAAAAACCACCGGTTGCAGTGGGTTGGCATACACTCTGGAATATGTGGATGATCCAATCACAGACCCAGATCATATTAAATATGACAATCAGGGCATTGGTGTCTGGACCGATGCCAAAAGTTTGGTATATCTGGACGGTTTGACCATGGACTGGGCCAAAAAAGGTCTTAATGAAGGATTTGAATTCGTCAATCCCAACGAAAGTGCTCGCTGCGGATGCGGGGAAAGTTTTACTGTATGAATGAAAACGATGCAATAAATCACTGGCAGATTGGTGGGGGTCTGAATGGCAGTTATCAACCCAAATCAGAAAAAGTCAAGTGGATTTCAACAGATTCTTATGAAAATTTTATTAAAAATCAACCCACAAATTACACTGAAGATTCTATAACTTATGATTTTAACTCGCACGGATTCAGAACACGAGAATTTGAATTAAATTCTGACAAGAAGAATGTTTTATTTTTGGGATGCAGTCACACCATGGGTGTTGGTCTCAGAGAAACAGAGGGTTGGGTGTATTATGTTAGTCAAATTTTTGATAAGACCGAATATAACTGTTACAATTTGGGAATCGGTGGCGGTAGTAGCGACACAGTGGCGAGATTGTTGACCAATTCCATTGATTACATACATCCTACTGTGGTGTTTATTCTTTGGCCGTCTCCCGCCAGATTCGAAAAGTATTATCAGAATAAACAATGCTTGTCAGTCAAGTCTGAACTGTTAGTTGATCAACCCAGGGACATTGTCGATCTATACAGTGATGCACAGTGCCATAATTTATACTGTAAAAATAAACTAATTGTGGAGTTGTTAACACGACTTTATAATTTTAAGGTGGTATCACTACAAGACGACGATATCGTATCAAGGATTATGAGAAAAAAATATACTCCCGAGCAAGTGCACGCTGCCAGAGATTGTCAGCATTGGTCACCAGCAATACATCAGGACATAGCTGATCTGATGATCCAACAATATAAAGAAATGGTCAATAATGCTGGTTAATCGTTACGAATACAAAAACATCGGCAGAGAAACTGTGGACGGAAAACGACATTACTGCTTGCCAGACGGCAGCAGAGTTCCCAGTGTGACCACTATTTTGGATAAAACCAAACCTGAAGAAAAGAAACAAGCCCTACTGAACTGGCGCAAGTCAGTGGGAGAAAAGCGGGCACAGGAAATCACCACAGAAGCAGCCAGTCGCGGCACCAGAATGCACAAATGGCTGGAAGATTATGTGAAAAACAATCGGGACATGGGTCAACCCGGCACCAATCCCAACAGTCAACAGAGCCATAAAATGGCCCGTGTTATTGTGGAAAATGGTTTGAGAAATGTTGATGAAATGTGGGGCATTGAAGTGCCACTTTATGTCAGCGGACTGTATGCCGGGACCACAGATGCCTGCGGCATATATAACGGACAACCCAGTATCATCGATTACAAACAAACCAACAAGCCCAAACGGACCGAATGGATTGAAGACTACTTTCTACAACTCTGTGCCTACGCAGTGGCCCATAATGAAACTTACGGCACAGACATCAAACAAGGTGTGATCTTAATGTGCAGTCAGAATTACGAGTTTCAGACCTGGGTAGTTGAGGGCGCAGAATGGGAAACTTGGAAAAATCGTTGGTTTGACAGAATTGAACAGTATTACAAACTCGACTAAATATTAAACTTAGTTGGGAGTCAGAGCAATGGCGGTAATCCAAATCAGCAGGATACAGGTGCGCAGAGGTCTTCAAGAGGACCTGCCACAATTGGCCAGTGGAGAATTTGGCTGGAGTGTGGATCAGCGCAGACTCTGGATCGGCAACGGCACCTTGCAAGAAGGTGCGCCCAGTATCGGTAACACTGAAATCTTAACCAACAACAGTGATGTGTTGGCGGCCATAGAATCTTACACCTACCAGGGTCGTGAATCTGGGTATGTCAGTCAGACTGGGCTGAGTAGTAATTCTCCAGTCAGACGAACCCTGCAGAATAAATTTGATGATTTTGTTAATTTTCGTGATTTTATTCGTGCTCAAGACGTTGCCAACGATGACTACACAGTAACCTTGCAAAGAGCCATAGATCAGGTATTTCCCAGAGACTACTTTAATCAAGCCAGTGTGCGCAGAGTTTTAAGAATCCCTGCTGGGGTATGGACTATTTCTGCAGGAATTAAATTACCACCCTATGCTTGTTTGCAAGGTGACGGCATATCTTCCACCACCATTCGATTGATCTATGGTAATGATCCGGTGATCAGTTTCAAAGACAGTCGAGGAAACTCGGGAACGTCCATAGATCTGTTGACATCTGCAGCACCTTTTCAGATTGCTCTGAGAGATCTCACATTGGAAACCACCAGGAACAATCACGTGGCCCAGCTGGAGAGTTGTCACAATATCAGTTTTGATCGTGTGGGATTTCAGGGAGCTGTCATAAATCCTGTGACCCCAGACACTGAGACAGCGGCGGTCTGTATATTGGATACAGTTACACCAGTGCATTCAGTGATTTTTAATTCCTGTGAATTTTCCAATGTCATATATGGGATCCGGGCATCAGGAGATGTGTCGTCTGTAACCATCAATACCAGCAAGTTCAACACCTTATACCAGGGATTCCTGGCCAATGCCAACATCACCAGCCCCCGGGGCATACGTATTATGTCATGTGAATTTGATCAGATAGCCACCGAGGCCATATATTCCCAAGACTCCAGTTCCATCACCAGTGCATTCAACTATTATAAGTCTGTGGGATTGACCAACGGCAGTCAGATGAATACAGGCACAGCAACTTATCCTGTCCTACGCTGGAGCACTTCTGACAATTACAGCATCAGTGAATTGTTTGCCAGGACACTGGCGCAGCAACAGACCACAGGACTAATAGCATTAAATCTGTCCAGCAACGTTTCGCCGGTCTCTCAGGCCACCACCATTGGCTCAGACCAAACCACACCAGGACACAAAATAACACTGGGCAGTAACACAACTGCAAATATTGGTTCAACAATATTGTCCACCTTGTCATTAGCAACCATTGATTATTCCATCAAAAGAAACGGCATTGTTAGAGTTGGGGTCATGCACATAAGTCACAATAGCGGTCAGAATGTTGTTTTCACTGACGATTATTCAGAATCTGCTGATACAGGTGTGGCCTTTCAATTTTTAGGCAATACCGTTTCCAACTCTGTGGTTTTGAATTATTCAGTGTCTTCAGATACTGGGGATGCAGAATTTGCCTATGCAATCAGATCATTTATTTGATAAATTATTGCCACATCATTGCAATCATCTGAAGTTTAATGTAAACTAAACAGATTAGTGTCTGAATCCGATCAGTAAATAAATTTTTAAAAGAGGTTTTCGAATTGAGTAATATTCAAGTCATCAAACGTGGCGGTGCCAGCGTGCCATTGGCCATCGACAAATGGCAGGCTCAGATTTCCAAAGTGTGTGCAGGAATTGCTGACGTAAGTCAGAGTATGATAGAAATCAAAGCACAGCCTCATTTTTATGATGGCATCACCACCCGAGAGATTGATGAAATTACTCTGCGTGCCATTGTGGATTTGATCGACGTTGAACAAAACCCCGACATTGGAAATACAAATTATCAGTATGTGGCAGGCAAGCAGCGCCTGAGCATGTTGCGCAAAGACGTCTACGGCAGCTACGAGCCACCACATCTGTATGAAATCGTCAAACGCAATGTGTCAGTTGGTTTGTATACTTCAGAACTTCTGGAATGGTACACTGAAGACGAGTGGAATCGCATGAATGATCTACTGGATCATGCCAAAGACGAAGAATACAGCTATGCCGCAATCGAACAATTGATTGAGAAATATCTGGTACGCAATCGAGCAACCAAGGCCATTTATGAAACACCACAGATTCGCTATATGGTGGCTGCTGCCACTGTGTTCCATGCAGAAAACCCTGGTCAACGACTAAAATTTATCAAAGAATATTATAATGCATCTAGTGACGGTTTGTTTACTCTGGCCACTCCTGTTCTTGCTGGCCTTGGTACTCCCACCAAGCAATTCAGCAGTTGTGTGCTCATTCGTAGCGATGACGATCTCGATAGTATTTTTGCCAGCGGAGAGATGATGGCCAAGTATGCCAGCAAACGCGCTGGTATTGGTTTAGAAATTGGCAGACTCAGACCTCTGGGCAGTCCCATTAGGGGTGGAGAAATCATGCACACTGGCATGCTGCCCTTCCTGAAGAAATGGTTTGCTGATCTGCGCAGTTGCAGTCAGGGCGGAATCCGAAATGCCAGTGCCACAGTGTTTTATCCCATCTGGCATCTGCAGTTTGATGATCTGATTGTGCTGAAAAATAATCAAGGCACAGAAGAAACTCGTGTCAGACACATGGACTATGGCGTGGTGTTGAGTGCATTCTTTTGGCGTCGGTTCAGGAACAAAGAAAACATTACCTTCTTTGACCCCAATGAAGTTCCGGATCTGTATGAGGCATTTTATACCAACACGCAGAAATTTGAAGAACTCTATGTCAAGTATGAACGGCGCCGTGACCTACGCAAAAAAACCATGAGTGCTGAAGAAGTATTCAAGGGTGGCATACTTAAAGAACGCACAGACACTGGTCGCATCTATCTGGTGTTCATCGACAATGTCATGAACCAGGGCCCATTTGATCCTGAGTATCATACCATCTATCAAAGCAATCTGTGTTGCGAGATTTTACTGCCCACCAAACCGTTTCGGCGGTTGGATGACGAAACCGGCAGAATTGCTCTCTGTACCCTAGGCAGTATAAATTGGGGAGCATTCCGTAATCCTGAAGATATGCGTAGAGCTTGCCGTATACTCCAACGCAGTCTGTGTAATATTTTGGACTACCAGGATTTCCTAAGTGTTCAGAGTCGACTCAGCAATGAGGAGATTCAACCCCTGGGCATTGGCGTGACAAACTTGGCCTACTGGCATGCCAAACGGAGCCTACGTTACGGCGAAAGTGATGCTCTACAGGAGGTCAAGACCTGGATGGAGCATCAGTCTTTCTATCTGACCGAGGCCACTGTTGAGCTAGCCAAAGAACGTGGCAAGTGTCGGGACAGTGATCGAACCAGATATGGACAGGGCATATTCCCCTGGGAATTGAGAGCTCATGCAGTCAATGAGCTGGCAGACTTTACTCCAGAACTGGACTGGGAACAGTTGCGCAGTGATATGCGTAGTCACGGTGTTCGCAATGCCACCCTGATGGCCATTGCTCCAGTGGAGTCCAGCAGTGTGGTCATTAACTCAACCAATGGTATTGAAATGCCCATGAGTCTGATCACTGTCAAAGAAAGCAAGGCCGGCAGTTTTATACAGGTGGTTCCAGAATATCAGAAACTCCGGAACCGGTACCAATTGATGTGGGATCAGCGGGATTGTGTGGGCTATCTCAAGACGGCTGCTGTGTTGGCAGCGTATGTGGATCAGAGCATCAGCACCAATACTTTTTACAATCCTGCGCATTTCGCAGACCGCAAGGTGCCAACCACACTGATTGCCAAAAATTTGATGCAGGCCTGTGCCTGGGGGTTGAAGACCTTCTATTACAGTTTGATTAATAAACAAGGCAGTAAAATGGACTCAGAAACACCTCCAGATCATCTGGAACCAATTGATTTCGACAACGAAGAGGACTGCGAAAGCTGTAAACTATAATGCTAAAACAGTTCTTTATTTGGATGCAACGTGACGAAGGCTGGAAAACCATAATGGCTGTGATCTATGCTATTATATGTCTGGTAGACTTTGTGATCATGCCCGTGGCTATTACAGCATTTAAAGGACACGGCCTTCAGGATTTCATTATCAATAATCTAAGAACATTTGACCCTGGAATACAAACACAGATATTACAGGCAGTAGCAAAAGACTATGCCCCCTTTACACTTCAAGGGGCAGGAGTATTTCATCTGGCGTTTGGTGCGCTACTAACAGGAAGTGCGTTAAGCAAATCAAAAGCAGAGGAGAAATAACGTGGCCGTAAATCAGATTTTTAATTTAAAGAATACCACCATAGCGCAATGGCGAACAGGTGATCAAGACAACAAATACCCCCAGTGGTTGCGTGACAATGGAGTATGGGTCAAAGATAACAAGTGGTGTTTTGATGTCACCGCCACGGTGTACTTTCCAGCAGATGGTTATTACAACTTCAAGTATACTGCTGACAATTATGCCAGATATATCATTGACGGGTTTGAACTTCCCGAAAGCAACGACTTTACAAAAATATTCAGTGAAATAGTATGGGTCACGGCGGGCAACCACACTATCCGTTGTAAAGCCAGTGACAAAGGCAACACCAACAGAAGTTGTGCTATGATTATTGATGATGACACACAGTTGGTTCGTGTCTGGAACCTGATGACCAATGGCGCTACAAACTGGCAAAACAATCCAGTCAACATAGTGCGTCAGCCTACTCAGGGCAATTACTGTAAACTGTTGAATGACTTTGGTGTTTGGCCCAGCACAGGTGAAACTTTTGACAACACTTGGATGGTTGACTTTCCAGTTGATGCCTACTATAACTTTAGAGGCGCAGTTGATAATTCAGGTCAGGCCTGGATAGACGGTCAACAGTTGGCCGACATTGGCGGACAGACCAAAGAATATAACTCTACCAAGTTTATCACTGCTGGTAGAAAAGCCCTGCGTGTCACGGGCAAAAACACCGGTGGCCCTAAAGCAGCCTGTATGGTTATCGAAGGCTCTATTAAAGATCTGGTAGCCGCCAAGGCCAGTGCTAATTCAGCCAAAGCCGCAGAAAATAAAGCTGCCGCCGATCTAGCAGAAGCAGAAGGAAAATTTGTTGAAGCCAAGTGGATAGTTCTTGATGTTGAAAGTGTGACACTTCAAACAGACTTGCCTGGAGGTTTTAGTGCGTCAGCTACCGCAGAAGCCAAAGCCAGTAGCGAAGCAGGAGCCGGAGCCAGTTATACCAGTACTGGTGCCCAAGCACACGCAGGTGCCAGTGCAGGAGTAGGAGCCAGTGCAGAAGCCAGTGTTGGCAATGAATATGTGGGTTGTGATGTTCGTGTTTGGGTAAGCGTAGAAGCTGTAGCCGAAACACACGCAGGTGCTGGCCTTGACGGATACAACGTTTACACAACAGCAGGCGTAAATTGTACGGTTCGTGCTGAAGCAGGTGGAGAGGTTAGTATGCATGCCGGGCCAGCTGGTCAAAGTGCCAACGGATGTGTTTATGCTGAATCCGGTGTCAAAGCAGAAGTGGTAGTTGAAGTTGGGATGAACGGATACCAACTTGAAGGTGGTATGAGCATAGGCACTTGCGTAGGAGTAGAAGGTGAAAGTACTGTGACATTCAGTGGTGTTAGCCAAACTACTGGCGCAAGTGCCAGTTACGGAGAAGATCACTTTGAAATAGGAGCAGGTGCACAATCACAATTTAAAGACGGACACTTACGCTTAGGCATAAGTGGAGAAGCGGCTGCATTTGTTGGACTCGAAGTTGATTTGTCCACTGACATTGACACAAACAAGTGTATCAAAGATGCTGTGACTGTTTATCAAACAAGAAAAGCGGTCTACGAAACCAGCAAACAGATTTATAACAATGCGGTATCAGCATCTAATCAAGCCACTACCTATGTAAGCAATTTGGCACAGACTACAGCAAACAACACAGCAAAAACATTCGTTGATGCTGGTTATCAAATTGAAAACGGTATTGTCAAAACAGGCGGTAAGATTGCCGATTCTTGTACAGATGCGGCCGGTAAGGCAATGAAGTTTGTATCAGGTGGAAAGAAAATTGTATGTACCATGATGAACGAAGAATACGGTTTTGGATCATATCGCAACGCCATATGGTTGCGTTATGGTGCCAACTTGCCCAAAGCCGATGTTTATCAACGTGGCTATCACACATTGTTCTTGCCATTGGTGGCTTATGCCAAGGGCACAGGCCAAACCAATCAGTGGGTCAAGACAGCATTAGAGCACGTCGCTCGTCATAGAACCAGCGACATCTATCTGGAAATGAAGGGCCGGCGTAGAGATACACTGGGACGAGTCTATCGCGCAGTGCTAGAGCCATTGTGCTATATTGTAGGAAAAATTACTAGGTAAAAATTATGTCAAAACAACAATACGATTTATCCAAGAACACTGACTATCTGAACAGAAAGATGTTCCTGGATCCCGCAGGCCCGGTCACTGTCCAACGATTTGAAGAAGTAAAATACAACAAACTTCAAAAGTTGGAACAAACTGCCAGAGGTTTTTTCTGGGTACCGGAGGAAATCAGCCTGACCAAGGATGCCGGTGATTTTAAAGATGCCAGTACCACTGTCAGACATATCTTCACCAGCAACTTGCTGAGACAGACTGCTCTGGATAGTCTGCAGGGCCGTGGTCCTGCTCAGGTGTTTACACCAGTGGTCAGTATTCCCGAACTGGAAGCCCTGATGTATAACTGGAGTTTTTTCGAAACCAACATACATAGTCGCAGTTACAGTCATATCATTCGTAATATCTATAACGTGCCCAAGGAAGAATTCAATAAAATTCACAACACCAAAGAAATTGTTGACATGGCGTCCAGTGTGGGTGAATATTACGATGCACTACATGCAATCAATTGTCAGAAGGAAATGGGACAATCGGTGGATGAATATGAACATGTCAAGGCCATATGGCTGGCACTGAATGCCAGTTATGCTCTGGAAGCATTCAGATTCATGGTCAGCTTTGCCACCAGTCTGGCCATGGTGGAAAATAAAATTTTTATTGGTAATGGCAATATTATCAGCCTGATCCTGCAGGACGAAATTCTGCACAAAGAATGGACCGCCTGGATCATCAATCAGGTGGTCAAAGAAGACCCCAGATTTGCCAAAGCCCGGGTAGAATGTGAACAAGAAGTGTATAATATGTACATGGACGTCATACGTGAAGAAAAGGCCTGGGCTGACTATCTGTTTAAACTGGGACCAGTGATTGGTTTAAATGCCAACATTCTCAAGGATTTTGTAGACTACACTGCGGCAGCGGCGCTGAAAGAAATTGGAGTCAAATATCTGAGCCCAGCACCCAAAACCACACCCATCCCCTGGTTTAACAAACATTCAGACACCAGCAAGAAACAGACAGCCCTGCAGGAAAATGAAAGCACCAACTATGTGATCGGTGTCATGTCCGATGCCATCAATTACGATGAACTGCCAAATTTATAAGAGGAAAACATGCTAACTGTATATTCAAAAAAGAATTGTCCCTATTGCGATCAAACCAAGCATCTGCTGACCACCAAGGGCGTGGAATTTCAAGTGGTAAATGTGGATCTGGATTTGAACGCCCGAGCCTGGCTGGTGGATCAGGGTCATCGAACTGTGCCACAGATTTACAAGGATGGCCAGGTATTTGTGGAAGGTGGTTACAAGGGATTATCTGCACTGTCAGATGACGAGTTGCAGTCAAAACTAACAGCTTAAACGGAAAAATCATGCTAATCAATAAATCAGGGTATTCAAAAGACGACATTGTAAGTTTTAAACTGGTCAACGGGGACGAAATTGTGGCCAAGATTGTGGAAATCAATGACAATAATTATGTTATTTCCAAACCCACCACAGCCATGCCCAGCGCCCGAGGACTGGGGCTGATTCAGAGCTTGTTTACTTGTGATCTGGAAGACTCCATGACTCTGGAAAAACAACATGTCATGCTGCATGCACTGACACAAAATGATGTTAAAAATCATTACATTCAGACCACTACCGGTATTCAGCCAGTCAGCGCAGGCAACAAAATTATCACCTAAGGTGTTGAGATGTCTGAACACGATATAACACTTGTCACTGCCAAAGCCGGCTCAGTCATAGCTGAGAATCTCAAACTCAGCCTGGCCACGCCCGGTGGTGGGTTGACACCCAGCACCATCACAGCCATGGTGGGCATTGCCCGAGGCGAAGCATTGACCATGGCGCCCGACGTCAAGGCAGTCATGGCCAAATTGGAACGAGCAAAGTTGCCCACTCTGGGCAATTCTGTTGTGAACGGCGTCACAGTCCCCATAGCCAATCCCGACTATCACCCCGAAGCTGCAAGCACTCTGTCCAGTCTGACCAGTTTGCAGAATAAAATCATGCCACCCGGCAACCATGCAGCATTTGGTTCATTCCTGAATCAGGCACAGGGGCACATCAATGACAGCATAGAAGTTCAAAATGCTACAAATTTCATATCCAATTCCAATTTTGGAGACTTTGGTAGCGGTATCACCAACATGAGTTCCATGACAGATCAGGGATTGACCGGCAGCCTGGGGTCACTGTCTGGCGCAGGTGCTGCCCTGGGCGGATGTGGCAAATTGTTTGATGTCAAGGATATGGCCAATTTCGGTAGCCCAGCAGGACTAATTAACCAACTCAACGCCAACAAATTGGGCAATGCCACTGGGCTGAACGCAGCACTGAAGTCTGCGGGAGTAGACACCAACAATCTGAGTGATCCTGTGTATGCCGATAAAATAAAACAAGTCATGGGCAATATCAAGGACCCAGCGATTATCCGAACAGTGGCCACTCAGATGGAAGTCACATCTGACGACACTGGAACCACAACTTCGTTTGTGGAAACCGGCACCACAACATACTTTGGCGGAGGTGGCGGTAACATCACCAGTCTGGCCGACTTTACTGATGTAAAAAAAGTAGTCAGTCCCGACAAACTGACAGGATTCGGTGGAAATTTCAGTGACATAGGCAAAAAATTTGGAGACCTGGGTGCCAGTTTTGCCAGCCCTGCTGCAGCAAAAAACATGATGGGTAGTCTGGAAGTGCCACAACTGCCCAAATTGAATGCTGCTGCGCCCAGTCTGGGCAGTTTAATGGGTGGAATGAGTGGAGATGTCAGTAATATGATGAATGGTGGAGCGGTCAGTGGTATACCCAAAATGTCAGACCTCATGCAGGTGGTGGGTGGTGGTGGTGCCATGGCTGGTCTGGCCAAAAGCAATGACATCAGCAGTATTGTCAGTGGGGTCAAGTCGTCTGTGGGCAAATCCACCTCATTATTGGGCACAGCGGGCATCGATATTGACAGTCCACCCAAGCCCTGTCTGGGCAGTGCCATGGGATTTGCCACAAACTTGCATAAATTTGGAGCAGACACCTCAGGGTCGGGCATCTCGGACATGTTGAAGAACATGGCCAATACTGACAGCAAGTTTGGGGAAAGTATCACTGCCAGCCTGGCTGAAGGCAAGAACCGGGCACTCATGCAGGCCAGTGGAATAGCACCATTGGATTTCAGTGGTGTGCCCCTGGGCGAGGCTGCAAATAATCTCAAACAGGGCAAGTTCATACCCGGCACTGGCGGGATAAAAGCCGGTTCAGCTGCCAGCGCCATATTGGGTGGTCAGGGCACTCCCTGAACGTATATTTAAGTGGGTATTGACGGTTAAAAGTGCTAGGTTTTACTATTTCTCAAAGACGTTAAATATATGTGTAGTTCCAGATACATTGGATCTACTGGATTTCATAAAATACACGGAGTCATGCAGACATTCATCGCTATCGGTTCTGATAGCAAATAATCTAAAACATCTTGAGGAAAATAAAAATGTCAAAGATCACCAAGGATCAAGTTGAACAGCAAGAGTATGACGAGTATAACGACGAATATGATGATGACATTGGACCAGATGACTATGTTTTTGTCATCAAACCCGATGGCGGAATCAAAACAGTGATTTTTCCTTCAGATGAAGTAACTGAATATAGTGAACAATTATTGGCAGTATTTAAAGCACTGGGAGTAGATGATCCCGACGATCTTTTAACAGGACCACCAACCTTACACTAAATCCACAGCTCTGTCATGCATGACTAGACCCTGCAAATGGTCTAGTTCATGCTGAAAGCGCACACTGGCCGCGCCGTGGAATCTGGCTTCAACCCATTGTCCCCGATAGTTTTGGAATCTGGCCACTACATGGCGTGAGCGACGTGTTGTCACAGTTTCCCCAGGAAAACTCAAGCAGGTTTCTGACTGCTCAATGTTTTCAGGACTGATTTCTATGATTTCGGGATTAAAGCAAAAGCAGGGCAAAGCGCCAACCTTGATTACGAATAGTCGACAGTTGACACCAACTTCAGGTGCAGATATGCCCTGTGCCTGATATTGGTTCACACAGGTCAATAATTTTCTGGCTAGTATTAGGTTTTGTTCGGGATTGTCAAAAGTGGCAGGCTCGGCCACCTGGAATAATAATTGATGGGTGAACTCAAAGGTCTGAGCCATATGAACCTGTTGAGTATTTCAAATGCCAATAAGTCATAAACTTTTGCATTGCCTCTTGATCTCTCCAGTACCAGCTGTCGTAACTCATGCGCCTGGCTTCAGGCACATCACGCAGTTCATTTTCCAAACGTTCAATAATGTTATTTATGGCGCCGGGTTGGATCTGCGACCAAAACTCATCATCATTGAGGTTATGTAACCGCATGACCCAGGATCGATTTTTTTGTGAAATATCAAACATAGATACAGTGTAACACAATTGTAGACAAAAATCAAACCAAATACCTGTTGACTTGGTATCTGTTTGGTGTTAATATAGTTCTACTGATACAAAACATCAGTAACGCAAAAAAAAATTTGCGTTTTTATTTGTCTGAGCTAAATATTAACGAAGGCTAAAGTGTGGCAACTTTCCTTGACTCTGTCGCAAGAGTCTAAAATAACCGAAGAGGTCAAAATTGGGTATTGAACAATATCAAATGGTTGCCGCACTGGACTCCAAGTCTCAGAACATTCAGTTTCTTGAAAAGCTAGTGCGTTGTATGGTTCTTTGGCGAGACACTTCGATCAAGAAGGTGCTCCGAGTAGAGGAACTAAACAAAGCAGCACAGATCTGTGAATTGTTTGTGGTACACATGGACAATTCAATTCCTGCAGTGGAGCAACAGATTTATCTGTCCATTTTCTCAGGTATCAGTCGCGATATTGTTAGTGCTTTATCTGGTCAAACAGTGAATTTTGAACCTGCTATCGGTGCGGTACAATTTATACTCACTAACCTAAAGGAGACTAACCGTGCTTTCAATCAATTCAAACCCACTAGCCAGCCAGCTAGCCAACCAGCTTAACCGACTTACGCTGGATATTCAGCAATCATCACAGCGCATTGCCACCGGTAAGCGTATTACCAGTGCTGCTGATGATCCTGCTGCTGTGGGTATTTTGTCCACTCTGAAGTCTGACTACGCATCATACAATTCAGTAAACTCCAACCTGAGTTCGGGTCTGAGTATGCTGGAAGTGGGTGCCAGTAGTTTACAAAATCAACAAGGTATTCTTACGCAAATGAAGCAGCTGGCCACACAAGCCAGTTCAGATTTGTTGACTGCAGATCAGCGCACCGCACTGCAGAAGACCTTCCAGGAACTTCAGACCCAGTTGGACGACGCAGTTAACAAGGCCACAATTTTTGGTAAGAATCTGACTGGCGCCACTGGTGCTGATGTGGTTATTCAGAGTGGTATTGCTTCGGGTCAGACCACCACCCTGACCGCAGTCAAGAGCGATGCCGCAACACTGGCTGTTGATGACGCCACCATTGACCTGACAGATTCCACCAAGGCCAAGGCAGCATTGACAGCCATTGGCACTGCTGTGGGAACAGTTGCTGGTAACCAAGCCATTGTTGGTGCACAGCAAAATGCCATGAAGGTCCAGATGGAAAATGCCAAATCAGTCCAGTTGAACCTGGAAGCATCAATTTCACGTATTGAAGATACTGACATTGCTGCTGAAACCAGTAAGTTGCAACAGTTGCAAGCCAAGCAACAATTGTCTGTGCAAGTAATGGGCATTGTCAACCAATTCCCAGCATATGCACTAGGCTTGTTGCGTTAATGACTTAATAACAGGGGGTATTCACTATGTCAATTTCATCTGCAACTAATGCCGCGGTATCCGCACTACTGATGGTCGATCGTGTGGCGGCCATGACCAGCAAAAATATTGCCAATGCGGATACCCCCGGTTATCATCGTCTGGAAGAAACCAATTATGAACTGGGTTCCAATTCCGGAGTGCGTACAGAAATTCGTCAGAAACAGGACCAATATCTGGAGTCCGAATTGAATCGTGCACAGCAATCATCTGCCGAATCAACTGCGTTAAAAGAAGGGCTGGATCAGATTGATGCAGCCATCAGCAACAGTGGTGTCACTGCTGCTTATGATAATTT